ATCTTTGATAGCGCTGACCTTGTTAGAGGTATAGTCCAAAACTGGACTCCACTTCTCCAACAATTGTGCAGCCCTACCACCGTCAATATAATTAGTATTTGGTCTTGTTTGTGTTTCGTTCATAATTTTATATTTTGGGTTTTAAAAGGGTCCTTTACATTGGAGATCAGGTAACGAGTACCTCAACAAGTTAAAATTATAAAATCTTTGATAATACATCAATATATGGATTACCAGACTTTACAGATTCGGTTGTTAATTTTTGATTTACATCTTCCTTAATTTGAGATTTGCTAATAGCATCTTCTTTAAGGACCTCTAATGCATCAGTATGCTTTTTATCAAACATCTTAACTGTATAATCAAAATTTTCACGAATAAACTCTAAATCTTTACCGGAAAATGTCTTGGTAATAAACTTAGATTTCTTTTCATCAAAAGATTTTGTTTTTTCTTGTAAGAAAATAGTCTTTTTGAGTTCAACTAACTCAGAAGCAAGAGCATCGCGTTGTTCAGTGAGATGAGTTAAGCGACTTGACGCATCATCTAATCTCTTTTTACCATCAACAACACCTTCTCTGATACTTTCATTAGCGAGAGCAAGATCAACCCCTAATGTCTTGCGAAAGTTCTCTAGAATGGAAAGAGCTTTCTTATTATTAACTGCTTCTTGAATAGATTTAGCAGGAATAGCTTGATCAATATAAGTCTCTAAATAGTCAGAAATACTTTCTACTACTGTATCTCTGAGCTTAGCAGCTTCATTATTGAGCTCTCTCTGATATTTAGCAATAACCTGCTTAAGCTTATTGGTTCTATCAGTATCAAGAGATTCAACAACCTTTTCTAGCTTGCGGCAGTGATCTTTATCAATAGCTTCAAGTAGCGTCTCTAATTTAGCGGCGTACTTCTCGTCTTGTTCGTTAAGAGCAGCTGCGACTGCAATTTTCGAACGCTCTTCTGCTTTAGAATCTAACTGTTCGTTAAATGTCTCTTCAATTGCTTGAAGAGAATCCTCTGTGAGAACATCCTTAGCAGCCTCTTTTAGTATATCAGTTATGTTGCTCATCTTAAAATAAATCTTTCTTGTATGCTTTTTTGATCCTTTCTTGGATCTTATATTCTATTGCCTTTTTTAACTCTGCGTTTGCCTTACTATAATTCTTAGTATGTACGTTGTTAATAAAAGACTTAATAGACTCTTTTAGTTTACTGTCCATCATAATTATTTATTATTATTTAAAAGTTTTTTATGAAACTAATTATCTGCTCTCTAAGATAACAATCTAAATCCTTTTTAGGTAAATTACTGATACTCTTTTCGAACTTATTATAAATCTCTTCATACTTACCATCAGAAGCAAGTACCCATTGTTTAGACTCAAGAATACCATTAACAAAAGCTTTAGGAAAGGAGGGATCAGCAACACAGTCAATAGCAACTAACTTCATATCAGATACTAAAGAAACACCCTCTGGAGTTTCATCAAGTTTACCTAATGCTCTACTAGAAACCCCGACTTTAACTCCATCCATAACTAAGCTTCTTACAATTTGACCACAAGGAGTGCTTAATACTTTAGACTTACCGTAAAAAACATTATCTTTTTGTTTTAACTCAGTGACTATATGACAGGCTCTCTCAAGATCAACTTCAGCAGTAGTTGGGTGATTTAATTCCCCCATAGCTCTGTTTTCGTCGATCATTTCAGAAGTATAACGCATTACTTCTTTAGCCATTTCTTCGAGATTATATATTCTATTATTACGATTTTTTTCAGAAGCCATCATAAATGGTCCCTGAATATAAAGCTTCGAAGGCTCTTTCGCATTCTTTTCTTCGATTATATACTCGAAATCACTAAGATCCGGTTTTTCTACTAAAAGTTTAAATGCCATACTAGTATTAAATATTTATATTTGTTTACTACTTTTTCTCAGGAAATAATTCCTTTTCTGTTAATATAATAAATTTGTAACCATTTCTATCAGCCCAGCCTTTAGCAGCCTCCCACTTTGCTTTATTAACTTCAAAGGTTACTTGCTCGTGAATTAGAGTTTCTCTCTTCTTTCTTCTAGTAAAAACAGGGGGTATCGTTTGTTTGAGAGGCTTTATCTCTACTAAGTACTTTACATTCTTATTACCTTCCTTGAGAATAAGAATATTATCTACATAATATCGATGAACTTTATTATCTACTGGGGAAGTATACGGGATAACTACTGCTTCAGCAGCCCACTCTAATACATTAGGGTTACGATCACACCATTGAAAGAAATGAAGCTCCCAGGAACTACGGTATTCCGGGGTATTTCTACCTACATACTTGGTTTTATTTTTAGGTCTATATAGACCTTTTTTAAAATCTCCTTTTTTATGTATCATCCTACAAAAAAGCAAGGCGGGGCAGCATCACCAAAACCAGGAGTTCCAGTTAATAACATCTGCTCTAACTCTTTTTTCTCTGCAAGACCCTCTTGTAATAGAGAAGCATCTAGAGTACCACCGCCAAACAACTGAGTGTTACCAAATTTGCCTCTAATTCTACCTATAGTAATCTTAGTTAAAGCTAATGCATACTGGAATACCCAGGGCTCTTTAATTACATCTCTGACTGGTCTTTCTACATAAGCGCCAAAGACTCCATAAAATCTTTCTCCAGACTTTGGCTCAGGATATAATACTAAATGCTGAGTTCTTTCATCAAACTTAAAGGTTCTTTGAATAGAAAGCATTTTAGAACGTGTTTCCAACCATTGCTTTAATATATACCAACTAATTAAATCAAATCCATAGTTGCCCATGGCATAACTGAAATAAGTTTGTTGCGCTAAAGATTGTTCTATTGTAAAAAGATTTTGTACGCTTGTATTACTAGCTTCGTCAAAACTATAAACATCAATAACTTTACGATATTGTTTAGTAAGTTCATCAAAATTACCTATTATAGGGGCAACAGATGTAAGCAATTGAGTAGTAGATTCCGTAATAGCTGTCGCATTTCTGTTAGCGTTAACTGTACCTGTTTTGTTTGTTTTGGGTACCACGCCAATAGTAACAGTATTACCATCAATTGTAGTACTTAACTCAAAAATTTCTGTACTTGTAGTAAATACAGTACCATACTCTGTGTTTGTTACTGAAGCTTCAGATTCCCCTGATACTGCAACTGATAATAGTTTAGTAACTTGAGTGTTAGTATCAGATAAGACCATTGTAAAGGTATACTCTGATGGATCGACAACTACATCTCCGCAATTAAAATTAAATAACGGAATAAATACATTTTCTTTAGATTCAACAAAAGTATAGGAGGTTAACGTAGCGACTGTATCAGTAGTAACTACAGTTGTTTGAATAGTAGTCCCGTATGTACCTGTCAACTCAGGTGTTTTAGTTAATAAAACCTCTAAATTTAATCCCTTACCTCTAGTATACAAATCACTATCAAAGACTAAAAACTCTTCTGTATATCCAGCGAATTTTGTGAACATTTCTATAGCGCGCGCTATATTAGTGTACAATTGTTGACCATGAATTTCTAAGTTAACTAACGGGTAGCCTAGATCATAGCAAATTCTATCAGCTAGTCTTTCATAACTAGAAATTTTATTAGCTAAGTTAGTCGAATATAAATGACTTCCCGCGCTAAGAAACGTATCGGACCATGTTGTAGTTGCCATTATAATTATTTAGGCTGTCGGTGGTGGCTCTGGCGCAGGAGCTTCAGTTTCCCCTCCGCCTTCATCCCCACCAACTGGTGCTGGACCAAATTCTGGTGGGGTTTCCCCACCCTGATCTACTGAACCAGCTCCTGTTTCTACTCCTCCTGAACCAGCGTTCCAATCAGAACCACCCTCTTGAATTTTTGCTATTTCATGTTGTAAAGAAGCGTCTTTACGTAACCACTCTCTATTAGCTTTTACCTGCTCATCATTCCATCCTAAGAATATTTTCTGAGCATATCCTTTAGAAATAGATTCATTCTGAGTGATACTATTGAAGTTATTTAATTTTAAGTCTAATATTTGTTGTTTACGCAATTCATAGTAATTACGAGGTGGTGTAAATGTAAGATCAAACGCATTTTCTCTTAATTCATAATTCTTCCACAAGTTTTTAAGCTTAAGATGTGTGATAAAAGATTCTTTCAATCCTTTAGCGAATTTTGTTTGTAATCTAACAATAAAATTTGCGAACTTTAGCTCTTCTCGCAGTACATTAGCATCAGCTTGATAAGAACTCTCTAATTCAGCTCTATTAGTTGGTACTTTTAACGCTTTATACAACTTTTTAACGAAGTAAACTAAATCTTGTAACTCTCCTAAGTTTTGACCACCGGGTAGCGATTCAACAGATGTACCGTTACTACCTTCTCTCTTGGGAAACCAGAATGCATCAAGTATAGACTGTGGGTTAAAAGTATTAACTCTTTGATCTTGATCTAAATTAAATGTTTTTTTAGACCAATAGTTCTGCATTAACTTACGCATGTAAGACTCTGCTTTAGGGGGGCTCATGTTACCTACATCTACATTGAATACTAGACGTTCAGGTGCCCTAACTAATCTATAAATTATAATAGAATCTTCTATTAACGTTAATTGTCTATATGCTCTACGAGCATTTTCAATAAAAGGAACTCTAAATGTTTTATCTTCGTTCCAAGTACCTGAGTTAATGTATGTTATTTGATTCTTATCCAATGGTATAAAGTCTTTATCTTTAACCATTGCAGTAGGAGCTTCTCTTTCGTCTTTGTGATGCTTTAATTTGCGCAAAAGAAACGCCTTGATAGACATATTCTGGTGGTTATCATATACAGGGTCAATGATATGGGTTGGTATATTGATTGCGCCAAGTATACCACTATCGGGATAGTCTTTATGTATAATATTTTCAAAATATAACTCACCGTCAATAAGCAAGTATCTTATATATTCCCATCCCTTTTCTTTTAACTCAAAAATATTAATAAATTTTTTAAATTCTTCATGCAATTGTTTGATAACCAATGGATCATAATCAAAAATATCTCTAAAATTTAGATTAATGACGTTGCCCATTTCGTCTTCACACAAAAATTCATCACAAATTTCATCTAAAGCATCGGCAACCTCAGCAAATGCTGCCATTACTCTATAATCTCTTAATCTACGACCCTTATCAACGTCAAGGTGAGCATACATTAACTGGTTGTATGCTCTATCTGCTAAAAAGCTTCCAATAGGGTGATCAGACTCTGGTACTTTAGGGGTAACTACAGAATGTTTTGATAAAAGCTCCCCTCTTACAGAGCCTGCTTTGTAAAAGTCTTTAAATTTAGGGTTTTGTTGCTGTACATCATCTATAATCGCGGCGGGAGACCTATATGGTAGTGCGTTTGAGATGAATTGCTGTAAGTTTCTTCCAAATGTTGATTTCTGTCCTGTGTCCATATGTTTATTGTACTGTTATACCGCTAGTCCCTGTTACATCTGTTGAAAATATACCATAACCTGCAGGATTTATAGCTATTACGTCTACTGTACCTGTCGCAGTAAGTTCTGGGAATTCAACTGTCAACGTATTATAGTTATTTATTGTATATGTTGTTATAGGAAAACCACTAACTTCTGGATAATTTGCTGATAACGACGTCGACGGTGTCATATTTGTACTTACAGCTGTAAGTTCGTTGTAAAAATTGTAAGCTGAAAGGGTGTAACCCTCTGCGAAAATATTTGTATTATCAGATGCACTCAACATTACATTAGTTACAGAATCAAAACTATAACCCTTAAAGACTTTAGACGCAGAAAAACCACACAATAAAGTGGTGCGAAAGTCTCCGGTAAATTGCGGTCTAGCAGATAATGTTCTACTATCAAAATTACCACTAAAGCTAGTTACATTAGTTAGATTAGAATTGTATAGTATAAATTTACTCATAGTCAAACCCAGAAACCGGTACAAATGTCTGGTCAATTGTAAATATGTTCGCAACATTACTATCAGAGTTCTTCTTAAATAACCAACCCTTAATAGTAAAGTTAGTGTTAGCGGCTATCCTGTAAGGCATAGTACCAGAGATTTCTTTAGGGTATTCTAAGGAAATATCTCCAGACCATAAAACCTCTGATCTTATCTCTAAGTTCTCAACTAAGTTTTGAGAAGACGGTACTTTCCAACTTATAATAATATAAGGATTATTATATGGAATAAAATTACTTAAAATCTGATCCATATCTGTTTGAAATCTGGTTAGTATATCCATACTAACACTTATATTAACTGGTATAGGAGTGGGAAAGAAGTTTGTATCAATATTATTACCGCTAAGACTAGGCATCTTGGGTATATAAAAACCAGGTATTTTGTTAAAAACCCTTTCAGGGTCTCTTGAAACTCCATTCATAGAGACAGCAACAACGGGTAATTTTATATGCTGATTTTTATTAACTAGATCATGTATAACTCTCTCTTTAGGAGAGTAAACAAAGTTAGCTTGAATTCTATCCTGTACAGATCTATCTTTATTATATCTATCGATAACGATACTATTGAAAGCAGATACAAACTGCTTCATAATATCTTTAATTTCAAAACCGTAATATTGAGTCTTCAATATTAATATTTATCCTTTTCTCAGCTGTTTACACATCGTTTGTTAAAATATACTGGCAAATCATTATAAAATTTATCTCTAATATCAAGAAAATTAGAATCCATTATATAAGTGACACTATGATCGTCTTCTCCTCTAGTAGTTCTACCACACGCTTGAATTAAGTTAGATAACATTTGTAGGGTATACCACTTTTTATCTGTTTCTCTTATTGCTGCTACTCTTTTATCAAACCATGGCAAATATGGTAGTTTTACGATTACTTGAAATCTACCTAAATCCCCCTTCAAATCAATACCATAACTCATTGACGGACTAACTAATACAGTGGGTTCATCTGATTCAATATGTACTTTAAGTATATCCTCATTTTTAACCCCTGGTTCTCTAAATAATAATCTCTTACCGTATTTTTCCCCAATAAGATTCTTTATATTATCAGTGATAACTTTTGTATGAGTATGTATAATTCCCTTTTCATTAGGGTGATGCTCTAATATACCTTCAATTCTATCAACTAACTTTGGTAAAGTACGAATAAGATTATTATTATTCAATGGAGTATCAGTATATACATAGATAGGAGAGTTTTTAGGGTTAAACGTACTATCTATATTAATATAGTCATAGTCATCACTGTTTATACCTAAAGCTTTAACAAAACTTTCAACTCCTACGATTGTAGCTGACAACAAAACAATTTTTTCTGCATGGTCAAAAATATGTTTACTTAATAAATCTACTTTACGAGGTGTAAAGGTTATTTCTAAACCATCTCTCTCAACAATATACTTACTCTCTTTGTAGGTTCTTATAAGGGTTTTTAAACCTCTAAAGATTCTATAGTACTTCTTATAATCAATTATAAGCTTACTTTTTTTAGTAAAATTATTACTCTTTTTAGATATATGTTTTTTAGCATCAACAAGGTATTCTCTAAGCTCACTCAAACAATCAAACAAACTCTCGTATAGTTTATTATCATTAGTAGAATATACGAAGTTTATATCTTTTCTTTTAAGCTCTTTATATGGTAGTACAAACGTAAACTGCTTTACTAATTCAGATTCTAGTTCTGACGCTTCATCTAATACAAGATACTGTCTACGTTTGAGATGATCTTCCATAGATAGATACTTACTATAACTCAAACAACTAAATTTACTCTTAAGAGTACTGTCAATCGCATTATAATAAAAACAGCATTTTTTATCTAAGCATTTTTTCTTTTGTTCATTTAAGTATACACACGGGGCTGTATCAACATCAAAATTACTATCTAAAGCACATTCGTAATTACCCTTACCTTTGAGTATTTCAGTATCCTGAAATAAAGATTTATACTGATCTTGAAGAGTTTTAGTTATAGTAAGGGAAAAACAACCATGAGGCTTTTCTCTATATACCTCTTTCTCCCAGATATATTCTCCATGTAAGTTCGTTTTGTAAATATCCCCACTATCAACTAGTTCTTTATATTTACTGGATGACTCTCTTGTCATGTTTGCTATAGTTTTAGCAATAAAGCTTTTACCTGTACCTGTTGGAGCTTGTATAATTAAAAATTTTTTATCAGAAAAAAATCTATCATTAATCAAATCGAACACGGCCTCCTGCTTAGCAGTAGGTGTATAACCAGAAGGAAAGTATTTTAACATTATTTTATTATAAAAACTAGCGTAGAATTGTAAAACTTATTTTTTAAGTTTTTCATACAATTCACCATTTTAAATTTATGAATTGGATCATCATGGTGAATATGTTTGTTATGATAGGACATACGAATCTTTTCTTTATTAGATTCTATGCTATATGGATATGGAAATTCGAATTTTTTTTGATTATCGAATATTAATTTAAAATTAAAATCCTTGAACTCATAAAAAATTAATTTGCCTTTAATAGCAATTTTACCACGAAGCTCTACTTCTATGTTTTTTAATAAAATTTGCTTGAGATTATTTTCTATGAGTTCAAGTTGATTCATGTATTCATAAACGTGATTTTTTCAGTTGACGACATTGGCGCAAAACTCTCGTTAAATGTAGCCCAAAATTCCTCTTCAGACCAAGAATTTAAAAGGTCAACACTATCACAGTTAATTGTACGCCAACTTTGCATAAAAATATCCCACGTTATAATTGTATTTTCATTTGCTGTATTATATCTAGGACTACCCGAACTAGTCTTAAAATTTAAAACAGTCTTACCGTTAACACTGTTTAATAAATTTAAGTTATTACAGCAAAGCATTCTTCTTGTTGCAGGAGAATTAGGTTTAGGAGTACGTCTTAAAAACCTAATCTCACATACTTTGTTATTTAGCTCTGATAATAAACTATTTCTACTTATTTTCATCTACTTCTTCAGGTTCGCAAACTCCGAAAATTCTTTCTTCATTTAAAAAGACACAATCTCTAACTGATCCCTCAATACCTTTAACGGAAATATTGTCTACTTTAATGCCCTTATCATCAGGGAAACAAACAATATCACCAGGAGATGAATACTTACACAATGGTCCTGTCAATATAACCCTAGCTAAGCGCCATGTTTTCTGGACTTGAGATAACGGAATATGGATGCCGTTACGAATAACTGACTTACCATCAGCAGATAAATCGATATATTGTACTAAAAGAATATCATCCAATACTTTGTTTAATTTGTAGCCATATAAACTGAAACTATCATTATGATATGTATCGAGATTAATTAAGCTTCTTTTTGCAGAAAAATCAAATGCATCTCTCTGCGCATCTGTTAATTCAATATTGGACTTATCCAATGCTGTTTCAAAATTACTCATATTTTTTTATATTTAAGTTAAATTCTTTAAAGTACAAATCTACTTCTCTTTTAGAGATTTCATGTAAATTTGCACATTTACTATAATCCTGCTCTTTATCCTTATTCTTTTTAATATACCTAATAAACTTCTTTTTTAATTTAGGTAACGCATTAGTAAGAAAGCTATAATGATATTCTTTATCTGAATTACTATCACAGTGTTTGTTTACAGTATGATTAACTACATAACAAACATCTTTACTGTACTGAGAAAGAAAGCGATTAATAATATAAGGACTATATAAACTATAGTCAGAAATATCTAACTCAGCTTTCTTTTTATCGTGAAGAATATTATTAAGGAAATCAAATATCGTCATACAATAACTTTAGTAGTTGCAATAAACATATCATCTGCAATTTCGTAAAAGATATCAATAACGTTTTTCATAAACTCTACCGCTTCATCATCTCTCAAGTCAGTACTAAAAGCAAAAGCAGGAGCTTTTTTACCAGCTTGAATATTAATACCTGTATGACCAATAGCTACGTTATCCTTAGCGTATGTAATACTAACACTACACTTACCTTTTTGCTGAATAATACCATGTTGATTGTGCTCAGCATGTACAATAAGGTCATCCCCGTCTACTTCAATAGGTTTCTTGAGATAATTAGTTGAAAGAATGTTCGCAATCTGAGTATTAAATAATCTTTGAAAAGCAACAGCACCGAGAGGACACAAATTAGGAACTTCCCAGCAAAAGTTAATAGCATCATCAGAGTAAATGTAATCATTGTTAACAAGATCTTCATTATCAATCATTCCTTCAGCTTCTACAAGCATTGGAGCTCGAAAAGCAATAATATTTCCAATAGGTAGAGTTTTTTTACCAAAGTATTTATAAGCAAATCTGTTATGAATCAGATTACCATCGTAGCATTTAATATCCTCAATAATCATATATACATGATAATATATT